TCGGCGGCTCTGGTGCCCACAACCACCACCGAGCTGGTCACGATCCCGGCTGTCCACAACGCGCTGGAGATCGGCAACAGCTACGAGAACCGGTTCGTCGAACTGGCCTTCGTCCATAATGGTCATCTCCACACCCAGCGCCTGAACTATCAGATCAGCGTCTTCGTGCCCACCACCGCGACACCCGAAGCGGTGCGCGCGGAGATCGGCCTCGATATGTCTGAGCTGCCCAATTCCGACATCGACGTGATCCGGGCCTACCACGAGCTGGTGGACACCTATGGCACCGCCGTCGAGAGTTCTTTCATTCTCCCGGGGACCCGGAGCATGGGGGCAAACCAAGCGGTGGTCGTCAAGGCTGCCCTCAACGTGTCCGAGTCCTTTGAGCTGCGCACCGCGGTGCAGAGCCGCTCGGAGAACCACCAGTTCGCCCGCAAGGCCAACATCGACTTCGAGATGATCACCACGCGCCTGCGTGCCAAGCTGGCGCACCTGGTCAACGTCGCCCAAGGGGGCTCGGCCGTGGGCTCGTCGGTCTTCGTTCTATCCAACCCAACTGATGTCGTGACCGGATGAAGCGCCCCCTCGTCGAGCGCTTCAGCGAGATCTTCCGCACGAGCGCGGGCAACAAGGTTCGCCTTGAGCTTCAGGATGCCCCGGACATCAGCCAGGAAGCCAACTTCCAACCTCGCAAGATCGCGGTGGTCCACAAGACAGCCCTCGTGGCCGCAGGCAGTGTGATCAAAGGCCGGGGCACGGCCTATCTGTTGTTCTCGCAGGAGACCCTGATAGATCTGGTGCGCTACCGGGCCTATGAGATCACGCATTACATGCGCTGGACCCGCCCCGGCACAACCACCGATCCGGTCACCGGCATGGAGCGCGACAGCACCCCGATCCTGATGGATGCAGCCCTCCCAGTGGTGATCGAGCCTGCTCGGATCATCGCTGATCAGGGCATTGAGCGCGCCAAGCTCTACATCTTCACCGGAGCGGACATCCGACTGGGCGACCAGATCGGTCCCTATACCACGTTCACAAAAAGCCTCATGCTTGGTGTCAATCAGCTCACGGTGTTCTAATGGCCGGTCAGAACGATGACGTCTTCGCACAGGCCTACCGCAAGGTCGTTCAGACCGTCGAGCGGGCATTTTTTGCCGAGGTTGAGGCCCTGATCCCTGATCTTCGGGAGGAACTCAAGATCGAGGCCGAGCAGCTTTTCTATGACATCCGCGATGGTCTGGGCGGCGAGGCCGCTCCCTCCGAGATCGAGATCAGCTGGGCAGCTCTCACCCAGAGATGGAAAAACGCAAAGAACCAGACCCGGAAATACACCCCCGGTAAGGAGGCTTATGGTCTGCAGCGGGCCACCCGGCCACGCCTAGCGGACTCCAGGATCAGTGCCTTCTACCGAGGCAAGACCTCTGAGCTGCTCGGAGATTTCGAGGCGCTCGAGGAAACCCTCCCCTATGGTGTGCCCGAAGTCCGGCTGCGTGGGGGTTCAGAGATTTCGCTCTCCTCCGGTCGCGCGCGGATCCCCAAAGGCTTCAAGGGGGCAGGCCAGTTCGCCAGCCTCTCGGCGGTTCTCGAGGTCGTGATGTTTCCCAAGCTCACCCGGGGCGCCGGGGGGCTGCTCAAACCCTTCAAGGGCAAAACCTTCTTCAAGATGCAGGCTGCAGAATATGGGAATAAGAAGGACAAGCGCCCTGCGAGACCTTTCCTTTTGCCCTTCATCGAGTATTACGAACGCAACCGCGCGCGGGAAGCCGTCAATAAGGCACTTGGTCTATGAATGAATATCGTGACATCCACGCTTCGCTTCTGAGGTTCCTGCAGGGTTTCGCTACCCGCGAGACGGCAGCCGGCGGGGCCGTTTCAGCCCTCAACCTCGATGGCTTTGCCAGCCCGATGGACTGGCCTGAGAAAGACTTCGTGGCCCTCTCGGAATTTCAGATGGATGTGGAGGAGGCTTTCGTGCGGCCCGCCATCGCCTTCGTCATCTCGACCCGGAACGACAAGAACCTGTTCCGCATGGAAGAGATCACCAACCGGCTGCTGAATGAGCTGCTGCCGACGAAGCGGGTCGAGATTGTGGATGCGGTGACTGGGGCGCCGCGGGGCTATCTGAATGTGCTAAACCGCACACGGGTTGGATCGGTGTTGCACACCGACACCCAACCCGCTCGGCCAATCTTCGTGACCTTTAAGTCGGATCAGACTTTGCGCCTGGACTCTCGATAATCCCCTTCAGCAGGTGGATGATCTCCTTATTCCGCGACCGGCCGTTCTGCTCGGCCAGTTCGCGGATAAACTCGTCCAGCGCTGGTGGGAGGCGGATCGTGAAACCCTTGGGATCTTTTTCGCTCGTATTCATGTTGGCTCCGTGTTTGGTTGTTTTTGCACCATAACAGGCTCTCACGACAGAACCAAATAGAACCTTTTACTAATTTCTAGGGGTCCTCTAGTGCTGTTAGGCAAATCAACTCGTCTTCAGAGGAATGCAACATGGCCGGTGAGGCACAGACCACGAACTTCATGCTGGGCACTGCCACCGTTATGGTTGGTCCCATGGCAAACGTCTTCGACTTGATCCCCTCGGCCCACTCGTTGGGCTTGGCAAAGAACGTCAAGGTGACCGGCGACCCGACTTTCAAAGAGCTGACGCAGGGCGTCCAGCAACAAGCGATTTTCTCGGTGAAGACCGGGAACGCGGTGAAGGCGATGTTCGATGCCTATGAATTTACCATGCGGAACCTGACCTATGCGAACGGTCTGGACGGTGGTGTCAACGCCGCCCCGGTGATTGCGGAAACGGCCTCTTCGGCGGCAACCACCGCAGGCGCTGCGACCATGACCGTGACCTCGGCCGCCGGCTTGGCTGCGAACCAGTGGGTGATCTTGGAAGACCCAGCGTTCCCGGACAAGAACTACATCCGTCAGATCTTGTCGATCGCGACCAACGTCCTGACCTTCAAGACCAACCTTCCGGCGGTTGTGCTGCCGATCGGTACGGTCGTTCGTTCGGTCTCGACCTTGGATCTGGGCAACACCGCGACCCAGCCGTTCCTCAGCTGCAAGATCGTGGGCCTCACCGCCGAGAACAAGCCGGTCAGCGTCATCCTGCCGAAGGTGAAGATCGTTTCGGGCTTCAACCTGGGCTTCACCACGGACGACTACTCGAGCATGCCTTTCGAGATCCAAGCTTACAACTTGGTGCCGGCAGATGCGCTGTATTCGACCTTTGCAAACCGCGTGGGTGCCATTTACGCGAACTGATCCAGAATACTCCTTGATGAACCACTGCTTCACCTTTACGGATGGAGCAGTGGTTTTTTCTTAACATGAGGACGACAATGGACAGTTCGTTTAAGCTTCAGAATGGCAATGAGGTCGTTCATATCACCATGACCTTTGGGTTGTTGAACACGCTCTGCGTGCTCGTCGGTGAAATTGAACCGGCATCGTTGATGGTGATGGATCACAACCTGCGCAAAGAGGTTCTGATCGAGGTTCTCTCGGAGCGTGATGAGAACGGCGAGATCACCAAGCCGTTCAACGTCTTCGCATTGAAGGCGACCCCCCAGAACGTGGCAGATCTGATCAGCTGGGCCCAGGACCATGTGCTGGATTTTTTCATGAAGGAGTCGCAGCGGGCCGTGAACAAGCTGCTGAAGGCAAAGGGCGCAGTGGACGAATTGAAGAGTTCACTCGCTGGTTCGGAGAGCTCCCCCTCCGAGACGCTCTCTGCCTCGTCTTTGACACCGTCCCCTCAGATCTCCGAAAACTCTACTGGAGATACACCCTCGACGACATTAGAGTGAAGCTCAGGCTTTACTTGTCCCTGAAGCAGATTGGGTTCATCCAGGAATACGCCACCCTGGCTCTGATTTTGTCGCAGGCTTTTGGGACGGCAAAGCCAGAAGGGACCTCGGAGGCCAAACCGAGTTCCTGGGAGACCATTCAACAAGTGGCCGCAGGGATTTTCTAGATGGCTAAGAACGTAGCTACCGAGGGCACAAACGCAAAGGTCAACTTGGAACTTTCCAAGGCCAGCCTTTCTTCGATGGATGCGTTCCTAGACAAACTCGGCGCCGCCTCAGTGCGGATGAACGACCTTGTCAGCCTGACCAAGAAACTCGAGAGCCAACAAAAAGCGCTGGCGGCCAAAGCGGCCCTCAGCAACCTCGACGCCTACAACGCCAGCAAGCAGGCCGAGATCAACCGCAAGGTTGCCTCCACGATCGCCAAGGGCGGTAGTGGAGCAATCGACCGGGGGGACGCCGCCGAGCTGGCGCGGCAATCCGCGGCCCAGCTGAAATCCGATCAGGAGATCCGCAAGAACCGTGCGGCCATGGCCTTGGACATGGACCGCACGCTTCAGGCTTCCGTCAAGGAAACCAACGAGGTCAAATTGCGCTCCCAGCTGCTGCTAGCCGAGCGCCGGCTGGGACTTGAGCTGCTCTCCGGCGACGAGAAGCGCATCGCCACTGCCCGCTTCCTACAAGATCGCCTGCAGATCCGGTTGCAGATCCTGGCCCGGGAGGCTCTTGCCGATAAGACCCGCGCCGCCGAACAGGCGAAGCAAGTCGAGACGGCCCGCAAGCGCGCCGTTGAAGAGGCAAAGGTCACTGCTGCGATCGAGGCACAAGCCCGTGCGCAAGCCAAGGCGGCTGAGGCTCAGGTCCGCGCCGAGGACAAAGCCCGTCTCGCCCGTGAGCGCGCCGCAAACAACACGCCCGCCAACATCGCCCAGCGCGGCCGGGAGAACACCCGGGAGCGTCTCTTCGGCGACGGTGGCGCAGGGCTGTTCACCATCCAAGCCGGGTTGGCTGCAAACTACATGCTGCTGAACGCGGCCCGCACAACCGTGGTCGATGCCTTGGGCTTCGCCAAGGATCTCGACACCGGGCTGCGGGCGCTGCAGGCCACCGTGGTGATCACCGACACCGGCCTCGAGGGGCTGAAACAGAACCTGATCGAGATTGCGCAGGGCACCAAGTTCTCCGCCGTTGAGCTGACCGAAGCTGCCGTGATCCTGGGTCAGGCAGGTCTGTCGCTCAGCCAGATCAAGGACACCATCGGCGCTGTCGCTCTGCTGGCCACCGCTTCGGGAGCCTCAATCAAGACGGTGACGGATGTCACCACCTCGGTCTTGAGCGTGTTCGAGCTCGAGGCCGGTCAAGCGATGTCTGTGGTCAACACCCTGACCGCCGCCGTGAACACCTCGAAACTCGACATGGAAAAGCTGGCGCTGGGTATCCAGTACGCCGGTAATACCGCAGCCTCTTCCGGCTTGACCTTTGAGGAACTGACGGCCGCCTTGGGCGCGATGTCGAATGCTGGTATCCGGTCGGGCTCGACGCTTGGCACCGGGATGCGCCAGATCTTGATCTCGCTCGAGAAGCCCTCCAAGGCTTTCCGCGAAACCCTGAACCGCCTCGGGCTGACCCTGTCGGACGTCGATGTGCGGACCAAGGGGCTTTACGGCGCGATGAGCAACCTCGAGAAGGCAGGCTTCACCGCAGGGGACGCCATCCGGTCCTTCGAGCTGCGCGGCTCCGCCGCCTACATCGCGCTGTCGAAAAACCTCGACCTGATGCTGGACATGGAAACCAGCTTCTACGACACCAACGCCGCCATGCTGGCCAACGATACGCAGATGCGCTCCTTGAGCGCGCAGTCAGCGCGCTTCGGCAACACCTTGAAGGCCACTGTCGCAGAGGGCATGCAGCCCCTGTTGTTCGCGGCGCGTGACACGTTCAAGAGCCTTGGGGATCTGCTGAGTGGGACCACCAGCAGCAGCACGGGGATGCAGATCCTTGTCACGGCCGCCGGGTCGCTGACTCTCGCCTTCGCCGGTATGGGCATCGCCAAACTGGTCACAGGTCTCGCGACGTCCTTGCTGGGCACCACGGCCCTCGCGGGGGGCTTCGGGGCTCTGGTGACTTCTGCTCAGGCTGCGACAGCCTCGATGGGGCTGGCCGCTGGTGCCGCTACGTTCCTTGCGCCCCTGATGCCCCTCCTCATTGGTTTGACGGCGGCAGTCTCTATCGGTGTGGGGGCCTGGAACTCTTACAGCAATGAGATGGCGGCGGCTGAAACTGCCTTCGGGCGCGCGTCGGCCACGCTCGAGCAATCGACGGGGGCCCTTGACGAGACCTCGGCCAAGATCGAGACCGTCAGCAACAAGATCGAGGAGCTGAAGAACCGCTCCGAGGTCCTGACCCAAAATCAGCGACTGCTCGAGTCCACCGTCCGCTCGGTCAAAAATGAGTTCTCGGCCATGGGCCTTGACGTTGATGGTGTCGTGGGCACTGTGGACGGCTTGATCACCAGCCTCGAGGAACTGCGCACTCAGCTGAACAAAGAATACCGGCTGCGGATCGTCACGAAACAAGAAGACCTCAAGGCCCTCCAGGTCGCGACCCAAGGGGTGATCGCGAACACCGAAACCAACCTGGCCAACACCGCGCGCCCGGATCGCTATACCACCGTGGCTCCGGAGTCGGATTTCTTCACGCCGATCAAGCAAGCCGATGTCGAGAACGACCCTCGGTTCAAGGATATTCTGTCGTCTCTGGATCAGCCCAACAAGACGGCGCTCCAGTCTGAAGCTCTGAACCGCAAGGTGAAAACCTTGGTCGGTGAGCTGCGCAAGCAGCGCGCTACGGCCGAGGGCATCACGGCGGTCGAAGAGGTTATGCTCCGCCGCCTCGAGAACATGCAGGATGATCTGCAGGCGGTGGTCACCCAGAAGCAAAACCTCGAAGCCATGGGCCGGGATCTGGTCAAGGCTGAGGAAGATCTGGCCACCTCGAACAGCCGGGACACCGCCGAGTTCAAGGCAGTCGAGGGGCGTATCGACGCAATGAAGCAGGGCGTCACCAACGCGGTGAGCACCTTCCAAAGTGCGTTCAAAGGCAATGCTGTCAAGGAAGACACGATGCTGAAACGCATCAGTCTGTCCCTGAACCGCAACGTAGAGAAAACCACAGACGACATCGAGGCGCTGGTCAAGGCAGGCACGATCACGCGCGCTGCCGGCGACGATCTGATCGAGCGGCTGACGCCTATTCAGAACTCCATGGAAGAGGCTTTGACCACCACGGGTGAGGCTGCGACCCCCGTGCTGGAGCAACAGGCCAAGCAGGCAAACGACCGGCTGGAGGCCGCGAAGAAGGTCCTGCTGGAGAAGTTGGGTAAGACCAACAGCCTGACGGAGTTTGCCAAGATCACAAAGGAGCTTCAGGAGAATGAAGCTCAGCTGGCCGTGGCCGCCGCCCGGGTTGCTGAAGTGAACATGAAGGCCAATGGGTCTCAGGAAGCCACTACCGCCGAGGTGACCGAGGCCGCCCGGATCCGCAATGCTGAACTGGTAGCCCAAGGCAAGGAGCTGATGGGCCAGCTGGCGGCCAAGAAACTCGGGGACCTCTACACCTCCGCCACGGGCTATGCGAAACAAGGCATGGGCAAGGTGAGCTCTGTCGCTCAGTTCATGGTCATGAAGAACGAGATGGCCGAGATGACGCAGATGGCAGAGACCATCGCCCGTTATGGTGCCAACTCCGCACAGGCTGAGAACCTGGCTCTGGATGCAAAGCGCAAGGCCTACAAACTCGAGGTCGACAAACTCAAGTTGGGGGAGACCGCCAGCGGGATGTTGATGGCTGGTTTCGACGCCAACCCCGACAACAAACGGCGCGATGCCGATCAGGAGCGCATCTTCAAGCAATACGAATACATGGGGGCCACGAAGCGGGCATCTCAGGAAGAGTTGGCCGCCGTCAAGGAGCTGACGGACGAGCGCGATCGGCAGGCAGAGGTCCAGAAGGTCGCTCTGCAATACGGCACCGACAGCTGGCAGGTTGCAGAGGCTGAGGTCCAGGCGCGACGGGCTGCACTGGTGGCTCAACTTGAGACCCAAGGTGCGACCGAGGCTATTTCGCAGGCCACTCTGGCCTTGTTCGACACCACGAACGGCGTGACCGGCGCGACTTACGCTTGGGCCGATGCCATGGGGCTTGTCCTTGGTCAGGTGAACGGGATCATGGCAGCTGTCGCCTCGTTGGGCGGCGGGCTGATCTCGCTTGCCTCCAAGGGCGTCGAGATGAAGGCCCTGAAGGCAGGCAAGACTGCGGCGCAGGCTCGGCTTGAGGCTCAGCGCTATGATGCTGCGGTTGACCGTCGCACCAAGCTGGCAAAATCGGGATCCTTCGTTGAGACTCTTGCGATCTATGCTGGTTCGGCGGTGCAGCAGGCGGGCATGATCGCTGATGAACAGCTGATCACGGCGCGGGCGAACGCTCCACCGGACAGAGCCCCGAAGGGCAGTGGTGGTAAGGGTGGTGGTGGCTCCGGCCCCACCAGCAAGAAGGCGATCAAGAGCTCTCTCGATGCCCTCGAGGGGAACCTCGGTGCAGCCTTGGCAGATGACACCGAGAAGCGTGCGGAGCGTGTCCGCGCGGTGATGAAGGCTGCCCGGGATGACCTGGAGAACACGACGGCCCGGATCAACGCCCTGCAGAAGCAGGACCGCTCGGTTGCCCAGCAGGAAGAGCTGAACCGTCTGGTCAAAAAGCGCAAAGATCTGTTGAAGTTCGTGAACGACGCCGAGGAGAAGATCCGGGCGACGGGTGACGAGACGCTGGCCACCTTCAAGGGCCTCAACGTGATCTTCGGGGATTTCATCAAGAACAACCTGAACATGACCAACATCCTCGAGGGAGGCATTACGAGCGCCCTCGGTGGCTGGAAGTCAGCCTTCGCCACGCTGTTCACCGACATTACCGATGGCACCAAGAAACCTGCGGACGCCATGGCAGCCTTCGCACTGTCAATGGTCAAGTCACTGCAAAGCATCGTGGCTGAGATGCTGGCCGTTTACCTGCTGAAGAAAGCCCTGGGCTGGCTCAGTGGGGCTGTGGGAGGTAGTGGTTTCATCGACAGCATGCTTGCCGGTCTGGAGGGCAACCGCGAGGGCGGTCGTGTTGAAGGCATGGCCGAGGGCGGTAAGGTCACTGGGTCTCTTGCTCGGGATAGCCAGCTGCGTGTTCTGATGCCTGATGAGTATGTGCTGCGCGCCTCGGCCGCCAAGTCGATCGGCTTTGACAAGCTGGACGAGATCAACAGCATGGGTAACCGCAGCCTGTCTGACTCCAAGACGATCCAAGGTGTTGCCAAACCGATGGCACCCGTGCAGGCTGCAGATGTCAATGTCTGGGTGGCTCCGCCCGACAAACGGCCGATCCCCGGCCCGAACGACATTGTGGCCGTCATCTCGGATGACATCAGCCGTGGTGGCCCGCTGAAGAAACTGATCAAAACCGTATCGAGGCAGTAATGGCTACCTTCCCCGCCACCTATTTCAACTTCACCACGCGGTATCCCGAGAGTGGGAACCGGGTGGTGTTCGAGAATAGCTACACCTTCAGCGCCGCGCCCGATGCTCCGGATCAACGGATCTTCACCCTGACCATGAAGGGGATGCAGTATTTCGTCGTGGCTGGGGTGATCTCTTCAACCCCCGAGCCGGAGCGCAACATGGCGGTCCTCGAGCAGTTCTATTTGGACCACAAGATGTGGAAGACCTTCGATCTCCCCCATCCGATCTATGGCACCATCGCCTGCAAGTTCAACACACCCCTTGAAATCCCAACCATTGAGGGGCTAGGGGTATTGGAAGACTTCGACATCGAACTGCTGGAGCAGCCATGAGAACAGTTCCGACTTCGATCCAGACCTCGGCTTACGAGCTCTCGGTCGATGGGATTGCCAGCCTCTACCAGCTCTCGCTCAAATCGGGGGCGGTGTTCTACCTGGCGCCCAAGACGACGATCAGCTGGCAAGGCAATCTCTACGAGGCGATCCCCTGTTCTCTTGGTGAGATGCAGATCGAGGCGGATGGCAAGGCCAACCGGCCGAGCTTCTCCTTTGCAAACCCCGCGGGCATTTTCACTTCGTCCGTGCAGAGTGGGGCGCTGAACAACGCCACGCTGTTGCGCCGCCGCATCCTCTACGATGACCTGATCAACAATCGGAACTTCAGCATCACCGAGGCGATGCTCGTGGCCCAGGTCATGTCCGTCACCAAGAACATGATCGTGCTGCAGCTGCGGGACGTGCACGACGCCCATGATTACATGCTGCCTGCCCGGGCATACATGCCGCCGGAGTTCCCCCATGTCAAACTATGAGGACTTCCTCGGCCGTCCCTACGTGGCGGGCCAGAGCGACTGCTACGGGGTGCTGCGGGATTACTGCCGGATCACCTATGGCCTCGAGCTGCCGAACTATGCCCGCCCCGATCGGTTCTGGGAAGATCCAAACCTGAACCTCTATGGCCGGTTCGTGAAGCACGGCTTCGTGCAGGTGATCGACCAGCCCATCGAGCTGGGCGATGTCCTGCTGATGCCCCTCCACACCATGATGAACAGCCACGCCGCGCTGGTGGTGGAAGACAACCTGGTGCTGCATCACCTCCCCGGGCGCCTGAGCACCGCTGACCGGCTCTACCCAGTCTGGGCCAACCGCGCGAACATCGTCATCCGCCACCCGGTGATCACCCAGTTCTACGCCCGGGCGGCCGGAACCACCCACCTGCATGAGGTCATCAATGTTGGCATTCTCAGAAGTCCCGAAATGCAAGCAAAAATTGCAGAGCTTCTGGAGCCCGGAAGTGGAGAGATGCGGGATTATCCTGTCAACGGGCGAGGTGGTCGAGAGGAAGAACCAAGCGCTTGAGTCCTCGGATCGGTTCGAAATGCTGATCGAGGATTTCGAAGGGGCTGAGGCGACGTGGCACAGCCACCCCCTTGGCCTCGGGAACCTGTCAATCGCCGATTACTGGTTCTTCTCCACGTGGCCAAATCTGCTGCACTTTATCGTTTCATCGGCAGGGGTGCGGTGTTATGTCTTCGCTGAAGGATCGGTGAGGAATTTAGATGAAGCGGAAGATTATCCTTCACGGCTATCTGCTTGAGCTCTATGGGGAACCCATTGAGGTTGAGGCTGATACGGTAGCCGAGGCAATCCGAGCTCTCGAAAACATCGTCGAGCTGCAGCGTGAGGGGGGCGAACCCCATCACGTGACCGTTGACGACATCGACAACCAGATCGCCCTGTTCGGCCCCTCTGACCTTGCCGAGATCCATGTGCGGCCCCGCCTCGGCGGCGCGGGCGGGCGCGGGGGTCTGATGCAGATCCTGATCGGCGTGGCTATGATCGGGCTTGCATGGTTGAACCCCGCCTTCCTCGCCATGAGCAGCAGCTTCGTGTCGAGCCTCTTCCTGACCGGCGCGATGTCGGTGCTGGGGGGCCTCGTCCAGATGCTGACCCCTGTGCCCGACGTCAACGAGAACTCGGAGCGCAGTCGATACCTCAGCGGGGATGTCAACACAACCCAGATCGGCACCCGGATTGCCGAGATCTATGGCACGCGGCGCTGGGGCGGGCAGTATCTGTCCTATGACGTGGACGCCAAAGAGGTAGCCCCTGGCGAGACCTCCTCAGGGACCTTGACGGCCCCGTCCTATTTCGTCCATGACAACGTGCCGGGGGTGGTTTTCTGCCCCGTCAACCCGGTCTATGCCTCTGCCACGCCAACCGTTGGTGGTGTGCCCATTTCCTCTTGGAGCCCTTGATGAAAAAACTTGGTGGTGAGGGCGGCGGCTCCGGCGGTGGCGGGATCGATGATACCGCATTTTCGGAAGACATCGTCGAGTTCACCCTCGGGGTTTGTGAAGGGCCGATCGCGGGCCTCGTTGCGGGGCCGAAGGGCTTCTATCTGGGCGACACCGCCCTGGTCTCGCCCGTGGGCGACAACAACTTCTCGGCCTTCCAGCTGGATGTCTACCATGGTTCGGACATCGCCAGCCCGATCCACAATGAACTTGGGGGCGTCTCGAGCAGCACCAACGTGGGCGTCACCCTCGCATCGACGGTGGCTGTCACCCGCACGACCTCTCCGGCCCTGCGCAACAAGATCGACGCCCTCGAGATCCGGATCATCTTCAACCGTCTGGTCCACTACACCAGCAAGGGCAAAGAGAAGACCCAGGATGCGATCTTCAAGATCGAATACAAGCCCAGCAGCAGCGCAACCTGGTTGCCCTTCCGGTCGGATTTTCCGATCGTCTTCAATGGCAAATCCTCTGGTGGCTTGATCAAAGAATACCGCCGCACGGTGCCGCGCATGGCGGGCGACGACTGGGACATCCGGGTGACCAAGGTCAGCAGCGATGACACCGTCTCGAACATCGTCTCGATGGGCTGGGAGAGCTTCCAGTGCGTGACCGCTGAAGACCGGTCCTATGATGGTTTGGCTGCAGTCAAAGGCTTGGCCAAGGCCTCGGACCAGTTCTCCAGCATCCCGGTGTTCCAAGGCATCTGGGCAGGCAAGCTGATCAAGATGCCGGATAACTACAACCCCGTCACCCGTTTCTATAACACGGGCGTCTGGGGCGGCACGTTGGTTACCGGGCACACCGACAACGGTGCTTGGGCTGTCTACGACATGCTGATGAACACCAAGAGCGGGATGAAGCGGCACTACCCAGATCTGCTGACCGACCGCTACAGCTTCTATGATGCCGGTAAGTGGTGCGATGCCCTTGTGCCTCGCGGCGACACCGGCACCTTCCAGCCCCGCTGGACCTATAATGACGTGCTCGATCAGCCGCGCCTCGGCATCGAACAGGCGCGCTATGTCGCGGCGTCCTTCGGTGGGGTCCTGATCTCGGACCTCAACAAGACCATCAAGATCAAGATGGACCAGCCGGGGAGCATGGTTCAGATCTTCGGGCCGGAGTCCGTCAGCGCCGACGGGTTCCAGTATCAGTATAGCGACATTTCGCAGCGCCCGAACGACATCAACGTGTCGTTTGTCAGCCCCGAGCTGGGCTGGGAAACCGATATGCGCCGGGTGTTTGATCAGAGCCTGATCGACGCCAACGGTCGGATCCCCTTCGAGTTCATCGCCGTGGGCTGTATCGACGCCTATGAGGCGCAGCGCCGCGCGCAGAACATCCTGATCAAGGCCAATACCGAGGTCACCACGGTCAACTTCACCACGGCGCGTCAGGGTATGCTGCTCGAGCTCTACGACATCATCGGGGTCTCTGACCCCGATATGGGCTGGGGCTTGGCTGGCCGGATCAAGAGCACCGCCGGCACGGTGATCAACCTGCGGGACGCGCTGACGCTGCCAGTGGCAACCAACATCACCATGTCGATCCAGACGTCCACCGGGATCATCACGCGGACTGTCCGCGCGCCGACGGCCGTCACCAAGGTCCTGAACATCACCGCTGGCGGTGCGCTGCCGGGGACCATCCCGGCGCGGGCGCAGTTCACCTTGGCGCAAGCCACGGTGGGCTTGGTCAAGCCCTTCCGGATCGTGGGCATTGCCTTGGACGCCAGCAACCCGGACATGTATGCCATCACCGCGCTGGAGCTGAACACCAATCGCTTCGGTGACGTCGACAACATGATCTCGTCGGGGGTGCAGGAATACGCCTCGATCCAGAGCAAGATCCCGCCCGCTCCGGTCATCCAGAGTGTGACCTCGGGCGGGGGCCAGCAGACGGTGGGCCAAGACGGCACGCTGTTCTCTGATATGGAAGTCCAGTTGCTGGCGCCCTCGGTGGCCCTCTCCCGCATGGTCATCTATTACCGCGCGATCGGGGACAGCGGCTACCGGCACATCAACACCCTCGCGCTGAACACGCTGCTCCCCGGCGTCGAACCGGGCGAAACCTATGAGGTCTATGCGGTCTCTGAGGACATCACAGGCAACCGTAGCCGCCCCTCGCCCGTGACCACCCACACTGTGGCCCTACGCGCGCTGGCTCCGGCCATCCCAGGGGTCTGGACGGGTGTCGCTGGCTTCGACACGATCAAGTTGACGGGGCCCGCCATCCCAGATGTCGAGATCGGGCAGTATAAAATCTATGCAGCAACGGCGGCTTCCACGGCGCTGACACTGGTGGGCACCACCACGACCCCGGAATACCTGCGCCGCCCGCCGTCGGGGGACGCCTACACCCGCTACAAAGTGGCGGCGGTCTCGCGCTCCGGTGTCGAGGGCCCGCCCAGCGCGGCCTTCATCAACGTGGTGCCTCTGACCAGCTTGGCCTCAACCATCCCGGCGGTGCCAGCAGGCCTGGCTCTGGCCACAGCTTTCCAGCTCGACAACAGCCTCAAGGTGACCGCCACCTGGACCGCGAACACCGAAGCCAACCTGAGCCACTACCTGGTGCGCGTCGTCGAGGGCGGCAACACCACCATCACGCCAAGCAACACCCCTCGGATTGACTTCTCGCGGTTCTCTGGGACCACGCTCCAAGTCTCTGTGGCAGCGGTCAATAAACTGGGCCTTGCATCGAACTTCTGCACAGCGGTGAGCGTCACCACCCCGGTGGACACTATCGCCCCAGCGGTGCCCACAGGACTGGCTATCACCCCCGGGTTCCAGACCTTCTGGGCTAGCTGGGGTGCCAGTGACGACCTCGATATTCACCATTACGAGCTGTATATGGCCACGGCCACAACCGCGCCTACGGTGGGGACCGCCCCGACGTATATCTCGGTGGCCAACAACTTCGTCGTCAGCGGCTGGACCGGTGTCGCCACCCAGAACTTCTGGGTGCGCGCCGTCGACAACGCAGGCAACAAGTCGGCATGGTCGACCCTGGCCAGTGCCACGACTGCAACCCTCGATGCGACCCTCCCGGCCACGGCCATCCCCACCGGTCTCGCCCTGACTAGCAGTGTGGTGGTGCGGGCCGACGGCACGCTGGTGACCATACTTTCGGTCTCGTGGTCGGCAGTGTCGGGGGCAGCGTCCTATCTGCTGTCGCTGACCCGGGCGGGGGCCTCTGAGATCATCCTCCCGGTGTCGGGACTGAGCTATGAAGCCCCGGTCTTCCCGGGTGTCCTTTACACAGCCAAAATTCAATCGGTCAACGCGGTGGGCCTGAAGTCTGCCCAGTCGGCCGCCGTCACGCTGACCCCTCCGGGGGATCTGGTGGCACCGGCTGTTCCTGCTGCAGTCACCGCGCTGGGTGGCTTTGGTTCGATCCTGTTGGGGTGGACGGCCAACACTGAACCCGACCTTGATCGGTACGAGATCTATGAGAGCGATACCACGACTGCGCCCCTCGTGGGCACGGCCGCGACCTTTACCTCGGCCTCCAACACCGTCTCGCTCACTGGTCTGGCTGAAGGTCTGACGCGGAACTATTGGGTCCGCGCCGTCGATACCTCGGGAAACAAATCAGCTTGGTCTTCTATCGCCAGCGCCACGACCGCGACCTTGAACGCAACGCAGACCGCAGCGCCTGTGCCCACCGGGCTCACGCTCGCTACGGAGAGCGTCTCTGGGGTGGGTGGCAGCTTCACCTCGCTCATTCGCGCGAGTTGGGTAGCTTCGGCTAACGCTGTGTCCTACGAGGTCTCTGTGACGCGCTCTGGCGCTGCTGAACAGATCTTGGCGACTGGTGGCCTGTCGGCTGAGTTCAACGCCCTCGCTGGTCAGTCGCACGCCGTCAAGGTTCGCTCGGTGAACAACGTCGGCGCAAAGTCGGCATGGACCTCTGTTTTTTCGATTACTTCGGCTACCGACGCTGTTGCTCCTGCTGTTCCGACTGGCCTGGTTGCAACTGGTGGCTTTGAGAACATCTGGCTGAAGCTCAACCGCAACACGGAAGCCGACTTCAACTTCTACGAGGTCTATGAAAGCGCAGCCACAACGGCGCCTCTGGTTGGAACGGCTGCGACCTTCACGACTTCTTCGGAGTCGATGGTCCGCACGGGGCTGACCGGCGCTGCCGTGACCTTGAACTACTGGGTTCGCGCGGTGGACACTTCTGGCAACAAGTCCGCATGGTCTGCGCGCGTTGCTGCTTCCACGACAATCCTCGACACGGCTGATGTTCAAGGACTGATCGACGCTACGAGCTTTGCGTCTGGTATCAAGCCTGTGGAGATTGTGACGACGCTCCCGGCTGCACCGCATGTGGAAGGGCGCCAGGTTTACCTGACGACAGACAAGAAGCTCTACCGCAACGACGGAACAAAGTGGACGAACGAGGTTGACGGCGGCGATCTGAAGCTGAACTCAGTAACCACTGGATCTGTGGCTGCTGGTGCGATCAAGACGGCACAGCTCGACGCGGGTGCTGTGACTGCATCGAAGATGCTGATCGGTGATACGTCGAACATCTTCCCTGACCCGGATATGGTCGATGCCGCATCTTACAGTGGCGATGCGTTCACTCTGACCGCAAACTCCTGGGGCAGCTCCAAAAACGTGCTAACCATCAACTCTGTTGGTGGCACGGTGGACAAGACCGTCTACTCCTCGGCATTTACCGCTGATGGGAACCTTGAGTATCAGATCGCCAACAAAGTTGGGATAAGTGGCAGCTCGCCTGTGACTCCTGCTAGGCTGGACATTTGCTGGTATTCCGATGCCGCTGCGACCGTGCTTATCTCTCAGGAAACTCTCCGCAGCGCGTCTTCAACAGGTGGACGAACTACTCGTCAAGCGGTGATTGTTAAGGCGCCTGTTGGTGCCCGCAGAGCAAAGCTGGCGTTCATTCGCGTCGCCCATGCTACAGCGACCACCTCCGCGGTCTTCAACGAGATCGTCATTCGCCGCGCGGCTGCGGGTGAACTGATTGTCGATGGCGCGATCACCGCTATTCACGTCGGCGCAAACGAGGTCATCACCAACTCGGCCAACATCAAAGACGCCATCATTACCAACGCCAAAATCGTTGAGTTGTCCGCTGCGAAGCTGATGGCTGGAACTGCTATTGCTGAGACGATCACTGTCACCGGCACGGCTCTTTCTGCTGTGAAGTCTGATGCGAGCCTCGGGGCGCAGAACCCGGTCACACGCATCAACGCGGGTGTTACTCAGATCGACCCCGGTAAGATCGTCATTTCCGGTGCAACAACTCTCGCTGACTGGCGCAACGGGTCCGACACCACGAAGATCGAAGGTGGCAACATTGCTGCGAACAGCGTCTCGGCGAACAAGCTGGAGATCGGTTCGCGTAATATCACCCTGACCGGCGTTCAGTTTGAGCACAACGCTCCGGCTGCGAACCGAGCATCCTGGACCGCTGGACAGATCCGCTATGTGAACGATGCTGGCGCGACCGCCAGTGCGAACATCGCTGCTGGATCTACGGCTGTCTGGACCTCGGGTGTTCTCTATATCTACTGGGTGAAGGACGCGACTTCCTTCTCCTCGACCACCGTTCTTGCGACCGCCTTCGCTGTCAACAACGTCGTTCTGGCGACCTATGAAGGCACGACCAAGCTCGACGCCGACTACGGCCGCACGATCATTGATGGCTCCAATATCAAGACCGGCACCATCACCGCCACGCAGCTCATCACTACGAGCGCCCTGATCACGGCTCAGGCGCAGATCGCCAATGCGATGATCACGGATGGGCACATCACCAACCTGTCTGCTGCTAAACTGACGGCTGGTTCTGCTTTGGCTGCGACGATCACCGTCTCTGGCACCGCACTGTCGTCGATCAAGGCTGACGCTGCTTTGGGCGCAACCGATCCCGCAACCCGCGTGAACGCAGGCGTCACCACTATCGACCCTGGGAAAATCGTGATCTCTGGCGCGACCACCCTCGCCGATTGGCGCGGGACCGACACCACCACCATCAACGGTGGCGCGATCGAGACGGACTCCATCTCCACCCGGCAGATCAAGATTGGGGCCTTGCCCAACCTGATCCAGAATGGGGACTTCTCGGACAACCTTCTTCCGCCATCGACCTTCTGGACCACCAGTGGGGGTGTGATTGCCTGGGAGACAGGAGCCGCACACCTCTTCAAGGGCTCTCCAGTGCTTCGGATGACGAAGGCACTATCGACCTCCAACCATCTGGCCTATGCCAATCCCGCGAAACGTTTCGCGGCTCTCCCCGGGGAGCGGTTTGCAGTCGATGTGAACATCAAGGGTGCGGTCGCTGCGGCTGTGGGCTTGTGGGTGCGCGTGGTCTGGTATGATGCTGCCGGTTCCCTGCTTGCATCCATCTCAGAAGTTGTCGCCAACGTAGCGATCCCGACCGTCTACACGAACTACACCGGGCAGGTTGTTGCTCCGGCCTCGGCGGCCTCGGGGGAACTGCGCTTTGTCAACGCAAGCACGCAGACCACCAACCTGATCCTTTATGTGGGCAGCGCGCGGGTGCAACGCACCTCTGGCACCATCGACATCGCCGATGAGGCCATCACGGGCGCGAAGCTGATCACGACCGAGAGCGTCATTACGGCCACAGCTCAGATCAAAGATGCGGTGATCACCGACGCCAAGATCGCCACTCTGTCAGCGGCCAAGCTGGTAGCCGGCACCGCTCTGGCCGGGTCCATCACCGTATCCGGG